TTTTTTCTATTATAATAAAAAAAATAAGAGTTGTCAAGTAGACAACTCTTATACTAGATATATTAAAAATCAAAGTCTTGAAAACAAAATCTTTCACCACAATTACATTGGACATATCCTGAGATTCCAATTGAGGTAGGAACAAAGATATATTTAAATCTTCCCCCAGAAACCCCTTCGAGTCTAAGCCTTTTTTCCAAAGTATCTGCTTTATGTTTTTCAGTATCATGTTTTTTTTGCCAAGCTTTAATCTTTTTTTCTTCCTCTTCGGAGATAGGAAAACCTCTATAATAATCTCTCTGCATTGCTTCATATCTGCTTTGCATCTTTTGATACTTTTCTTCTGCCCAGCTTTTTTCTTGAATTTTTTTATTTTGTTCTTCTAAATATTTAATTCTATCTTCTTGCCTATCAAAACGGTTTTTTAATTCTTCAATAAGTTCATGTGTATTTCCAAAAATCATTTTTTACTTCCTTTCTATTATTAAATAGTTCAAGAAAAATATCTGGGCCCTTATCAACTGGAGAATCTTTATATCCTAATAAGCAACCTATATCTAAAATAAAACTTATTTGAATAAATCCTCCATATTTTTTATATATATTTATCAGTTTCTCTTCCCACTTAATATATTCTTTATCTTTATACTCTTGATATTGTTTATCAAAAGCAATTATAATTTCTTCGACTTTAAGTGATTTTAATATTTCAACTTGATAATTAATTAAATTACTTCCACATACTGCTACACTAATATCATTTTTAGTCCCAAAGAAACTACTAAATAAAAGACAAGATTTTTCACCTTCAAATACAATTGCCTTTTTCATATTTCTAATATTATCTTTTGACCAATTAATATTATATAAGTTAAAAGTTAAGGGATGATTATACATTTGACCGGATATAATAGCGGGTCTATATTTACCACGAGCTTCATTTTCTTTTATTAAAGTTCTTTCTCGGATTCCAATTAATTGATTATTAATATCATAATGAGGAATTACAATACCTTGATTAATAGGGTCGTAACGAATATTGTGACTGATTATACTTTCTCTTGTTATTCCTTCTCTCTCCCAGGATAAGATTCTAGGTTGAGGGAAGTTTTTTAAAAAAGCACCATTATATATTTTCAGAGAAACGGATTGTTCTTTATTTGTTTTAATTGATTGTTTTCTTAATTTTTCAGCAATATATTTGTCATCAGGAAGTTCTAATTGTTCTTCTGAAAAATTTTGATTTTCTGCTTCGATGCCATAGTAAGTAAGAATATAGGTCAAAGCATCGGGCAAATCCCAAGGTCGAGTTTTTAATTCTCCACCCTTTGCCCAATATGTAATGCCACTCTTAGATAAATGTTTTACTTTTAATATTAATTGGAATATATCAAAAGCATCATTACATTCAGTATAACATCGAAAAAGTTTTGTATTATCATAATAATATAATTTAAACGAACCCTGACCTGGAGGATTGTGGCATATAGTTCTTGAAATGATATAAGAATTATTATATATCTGCGGCTCTCCACCTAGGTCAACAAGTAATTGAAATACTTGGTCTAATGTTAAATCATTTTTAATATTCTCTAAGTATTCTTTTTGATTTATTTCTTGACTCATATTTTTTCTTTTTAAATTTTTTTAATCTTTTACAACCGCTACATCCAGTATGATTACAATTACAATCCCAGCAGTTATCGGTATCCCAGAAAAACCATTTAGGAGGGGATGGTCTAGGTTTACGAAAAATTTGTTTACTCATCAATTACAATCCTTAAGTTTTCCATATCAATTAATTGATAATTATAATCAGTAGCAAAAATAGGATTAATTCTACAAATACCCAATTCCGCTTTACACCAAAGTAAAATATGATTATATTTACCTCGTCTATTTTTATAAATAGAAATCTTTAAATTAGGTTCTTCTAACCCTTTTTGCTTTATCAATTCATCAATATTATCATGGTCTTGTTGATTTAATTGCAACATAATACTTCCTGCATCAATCTTATCAGCAATAGCCTTAGCACCTCTAAGTAAGTTCTGATCATAAACAGAAGCATGCTGGTAGTCAGCATTTAACTGTGTACTAGACAAAATGAAAATACCATTATCAGTTGCTAAATCCTTAAGACGTACACTAATCATAAAGAGTACGTTATCTTCTCTTAAATTTTTTACCGATGCCTTAGAACTAACTTCAGATAAAATTTTCATACTTGAATGAATATAATCAAGGAAGAAGTATCTTACATTGAATTTTCTAATACTAAGTTTAACAACATTTTCAATATCTTGTAAAGAAAAATCGTGTAATTGTTTTAAATATAAAGGACTTTTTCTAATTACTTCAATAGCATATCTAACTCTTTCCAGTTCGCCATCTTCATATCTATTAGTTAAAATATGGTCCTCAGGGACTCCAGATAAAAATGCCCACATCATAGTCTGAACTTCACTAAAAATTTGTTCTGTCATAACGTAGATAGTAGGTTCTACTGTATTCCCATTTTTAACCCATTGTCGCTTTTCTAAATCATAAATTTCATTACAAGCTATATTACAACAATCAGCAACCATAGCTCTAGACTTACCAACGTTTGTGGCTGCGGACCGCAGATAAAACTTACCAAGTCTAGCTCCTCTAAACACAGTATTAATAAGATCTCCATATAAAGGATAGCCTACATCAGGAGTAGTTTGAAGCTCAGTCAAAAGATCGTCACTACCAATGCCCGCCTGTATAATATCATCAACTGCGCCATTTAAATATTTTAATTTAATATTGTCTATTTTATTATCAATAGTTTCAGCAATGTTTTCTTCAGTTGCATTATCTAACCATTCTTCTTGTCTTTGCTTTTTCTTTTGGTCAAAAATATTATTTATATCATACAGCCATGATAAATCAAGACCAGCTCTTTCATTATACATTCGTAAGAGTGTCATTTTTTTCATCTTGTGATAATAATAATTGAAAGCGTCTGGTTGACAAATAGAGATAGCTTTTTCAAGATAAGCACTGCCATTATAAGTTTTATAAATAGATAATTTTTTAGGTTTTTGCTGAAGATAATCTTCTATTACTGAAGCTGTAATCCTTTCTACTCCTAGATTATGAAGGTTGTATATTGAACCAAAAATAACTTTATGTAAATCTTCTGTGAAATCTTCAGAAGTAAAAGAGTATCGTTCGTCATCTATTAAATTAGGATTTTGATAAACACATCCTATAACCTGCACAATAGCAGGAATATCTACATATCTTACTTTACTCATTCATCATCCTCCCAATCAAATAAACGCGGCGGTTGCTTCCATCCTCGGGGAGACTTAGCTCTAACCTCGATAACCGGTTGCCGCAATACTGTTTCTAAATTTTTCTTTTGTGTTTCTGCAATAGTTTTATAATATTCTTTGGCTTTATCATAAACATAGGGGATAATTCCCACTCCTTCATTACTTTTGTCTTTTGATCCATCTTGAACCTCATAAAACCATTGTAAACTTTTTGTCATACCGTACCAAGTGTATCCATAGGTTTCAATAAAATTTTCTGCTTGTCTATTTATCATTTGATAATTATACTTTGGTCCATAAATAGTTTTTACACAAGCATAGAAATCTTCTCTATCTAATAGTTCTTTTGTCTTTTTGGGATACACTAACGTACATTTTTTATGTACATATCTATTCCCTATTTGGATACATGGTTCTTTTGTTCTTTCAAAGTTTTTATTACAAAGTAAACATTTTACTATTGGCATTTGTTTTTTCCTTTTTTATTCATATACTTTATTATATCATAAAAAAAATAAGAAGTCAAGGATTACTCCTTGACTTCTTCTTCAAACAATTCTCTTAAATCATATACAATCAATGACAATTGCTCCACTTGATTTCTTGTAATTTGAGAAATCTTTTTTCCTTTACCCAGGTTACGTCCAATAATTTCTTCAATTCTAGGACGATAATAATCTTTTCGTTCTGGTGGAATAGATTGTAATAATTCAGAACATTCTTTATATAAAGCATCAAAATCAAGTTCTTCATATGATGTTGATGTATTTCTTTCATTTGTAATAAATTCTTTACCAGCATATTCAGCTTCTCTGTCAATAGATTGATTTAAAGCATCTACTAAAGAATTATATGAAAAGCTAATTTCAGGCTGCATGTATCTAAAACGAGAACCACAATCTACTGTTCCATCTAAGGAACGTAAAGTTAAGGCTCTACCTGGAACGCCTTCTTTTATAACAAGATGTGCGTAACCATATATGTCAACCATATTTTTAATAATTTCATTGTAACTATTACTTAAAGTTGGTACAATTTGATTATATTCAGTTCCATCTTGTCTTTTGAAAGTTTTATCTTTATCATGTGAAATAAATAAGACTGCGTAACCAAGTTGTGTTACAGCTCTAAATGTACTTTCAAGTTCTCTTTTTACTTGAACCCAACCTTGTCCATAAGGAATTTGGTTTAATGTATCTACATTATTCTGGTCTATAATGTATTTCTAGCATGCGGCCGCAGCAATATCAATAGTATCTACTATAATAGATTGGTATCTCTATTTCACCTCTGGTCTTTTTAACTGTCTTAAAATTTGTTTCATTTCAGACCAGGTAGAAACATCTGCTGCCTAAATATTAGGAATTGCATTATATCCCTTTTCAAAAGCTAAAAGAAGCGGTTTTGGCATTTGTGAACCAAAAGTTGTTTTGCCTATCTTACCTGGTCCATAAAGATATGTAATATATCCGCTTAAATCTCTACTTACTTTATGGGGCTAAATTTTCATTAAATCAATCGCCATTTTTATACCTCACTATTTTCTTTTTTCATACTCATAGTTTAAAAGGGCAAGCGGTTAAACCGCTTGCCTTTAAATTACCAATCAAAACCACCATCAGAAACTGTAGACAAAGGTCCTGCCATTGTAACAGGAGTCTGTGCTTTTGCGCTCTTCTGATTCTTAGAATATTCAATTGCATTAGTCTTAATTTCCTCAAGACGTACATTTCTATCTGCAATCTTATCCTGAAGTTCTTTTGCTTCTTCCTCTGTCAAATCATAAAGCTGAGGTCTTGAACCTTCGATTACCCATTCTCTACGAGTCTTTTTAGAGTATTCTACTGCGGGTTCACCCCACGCGTTTTCAACCTCTTTTCTCACTTCAATGGTTGTACTCTGGATGCTTCCCCAAACCTGTGTATAAACAGGTTCTGACTTACTAATATTCAATCCTTCAAAATATTCAATTGCCTTAGGATTATAAGCAATTACATCCCAAGGAAGAATATCTCCCTTAAAATTAAAGATAACACCGTGAAGTCTTGCTCTAAGAACATCTCCACTATCTTCTTCAGGTTCAATAACTTTTACTTCATTGATAACCATGTCAAAAGTAAATTTATTTCTTGAAGGTCCTTCTGGAGCTAAATCTTTTACGAAAGTAATAAAACCACCTTCGTTTCTCTGAGCAGAAACGGCTCTGTCTTCATTAACCAGATAAAAATCATTCAAATCTCCAGCAGGAGTAATTCTAATCTTTTCAGCGTGTTCCTTTCCAACACCTTCTTCAATCCATGCTTTCTTTTCAGAAGTAATTTTCTCAAAAGCAGCAAAACGAGAATCTGCTTTGCCATTTCCAAAAGTAGGAGTTACAAAGGTGTAATGAACAGGAATAACATTTAAACCAGCTTCATCTGTTGCAATATGGATAGTTCCTGACCAAAACTCTTCTCCATAATGCTTAGAAGCCTGATTCTGTACTGTCTTTTTTACTAAATCAAAATCATACAGTCTACCTTCTAAAATCTATCTATTCTCTGTCTTTTTCATTTTTT